CAAACGGCAAACAGCGGCGGTTCGGGAACGCCTTTAAGCTACGTCTACATCGTTCCCAACCTCACGCCGGACCAAGCGCTCAGCCTGGCGCAACAGCGTCTCGCCGAACTTACCGGGCACGAGCGTGTCGTGTCGGCAGAAATGCCCGGCGAACTCACGCTGGCGCCGCGCATGATGCTGCGGCTCGAAGGCACCGGCACGGATTTCGACCAGAACTACTGGATCGACGAGATCGAGCGCCACCTGTCGGTCGAGCACGGCTTCACCCAGCGCCTGCGCGCCCGGAACAGCAGCCCCACCAATTAGGGAAAATGATGGATCGGCTCCTGAACGCAGTGAAGGCGCACGCCGCGGCGCTCGATCGCAGCCACGGCCAGCCGCGCTTCGCCACCGTCGCCAGCGTCGATCCCGCCCGCTACGCGGCGCGCGTTTCCTTGCAGCCCGAGGGCGTGCTGACCGGCTGGCTGCCGATCCTCACACCGTGGGTCGGCGCCGGCTGGGGTTTGGTGTGTCCGCCCAGCCCGGGCGACCAGGTGCTGGTGCTTTCGCAGGAAGGCGACGGCGAACACGGCGTGATCGCCGGCGGCAGTTTTTCCGACATTGCCCGCCCGCCCGCAGCGCCGCCCGGGGAAATCTGGCTGGTGCACGCGTCGGGAAGTTTTTTGAAGCTTACCAGCGACGGCACCGTCCAGGTCAACGGCGATCTGCATGTCCAGGGCAATGTCTACGACAGCCACGGTTCGCTGGCGCAACTGCGCGGCCACTACAACGAGCACAACCACAGCGCCAACGGCACATCGCCCCCGAGCCCGCAGGATTAAGTGCCCGGCCAACCCGTTCCAAGGAGCATCGAACGATGACCGTCGATCCGATCGGCATCGGCCCCATGGCATCCCCGCCAACGGCCACCACCAATGGCAGCCCGCTGCTGCTGCCGGCAGGGACGACCGCGGTGCGGTTCTATCTCGCGACCGGCGCCGACGTCAGCTACACGATCGCGCTCACGCAACCCGTCGCCGCGCCGACCGCGGTGTTCGCGCTCACCGCGACCGCGCCGCTCACTTATGACGAACCGCTCGCGGCCGGCCAGCAGATCTTCATCACCAGCCTCACCGGCAGCGTCTTCTACCGCGCGCTCTGATGCCCGATCTCTGGCACCAGTTCGGTTCCGACCTCATGGTCGGCGCCACCGGCGATCTGTCGGCCGTCAGCGGCTCGCTGGCGGGCCAGCAGCGCGTGCTGCGGCGGCTGCTGACCAATCCCGGCGACTACATCTGGCAGCCCACCTACGGCGCCGGTCTGGGACAGTTCGTCGGCAGCCCGGTTTCCGCCGCGCAGATCCAGGCGGTGGTGCGCAGCCAGATCTTCAAGGAAGCCGCGGTGGCGCGCTCGCCGGAGCCGATCGTCGAGGTCTCCGCCAACCCCAGCGGCGCGGTTTCGGTCAGCATACGCTACGCCGACGCGGCCAGCGGCGCCACGCAGATCCTGTCGTTCTCTGTCGACAACGGGTAGCCCCGATGCAGTTGCAGCTTCAGACTTTTTCCAACCTGGTCAGCAATGCCGCGGCCGCGGTGCAGGGCGCGGCGAGCCAGTTGCTCGACCTTACCGTCGGCTCGACGCTGCGCGCGGTGCTGGAAGCCAACGCATCACTGGCGCTGTGGCTGCAATGGTTGATTCTACAAGTTCTGCAGATGACGCGGGCGGCGACCAGCACTGGCCCCGATCTCGATACCTGGATGGCGGATTTTTCCGTCACGCGGCTGCCCGCGGTGGCGGCGTCCGGCACCGTCACCTTCAGCCGCTTCGCCCCGGTCACCTCGGCGCTGATCCCTGTCGGCACCGACGTGCGAACCGCCGACGGCACCGAAACGTTTACTGTCTATGCCGACCCCACCAACGCCGCCTACAGCGCCGCCCAGAACGGCTTTTTGATTGCCGTCGGCATCGGCTCGCTGGATGTGCCGGTGGCGGCGGTCACGGCCGGCAGCGCCGGCAACGTGCAGGCGGGCGCGGTCAGCCTGATCGTGGCGGCGCTGCCCGGCGTCGATACCGTGGCGAACGCCGCGGCATTCCTCGGCGGCCTCGATGCCGAGAGCGACGCCGCGCTGCGCACACGCTTCCAGAACTTCCTGGCCAGCCTGTCGCGCGCCACCACCACCGCGGTCGGCTACGCCATCACGTCGATCCAGCAGGGCATGCAATACACCGTCCAGGAAAACGTCGTTCCCGGCGGCGCCACCCGCATGGGCTCGTTCGTCGTCACCGTCGATGACGGCACCGGCGACCCGCCCTCGACCCTGCTCACCACCGTCGCCAACGCCGTCGAAGCGGTGCGCCCGGTCGGCTCCAGCTACATGGTGCAGGCGGTGACAGTGACGCCGGCGACGATCGCGATGACGGTCACCGTCACAGCGGGCGCGGTGCACGCGACCGTTGCCCCGATCGTGGCGGCGGCTGTCACGGCTTACGTCGATACGCTGCCGATCGGCGTGCCGCTGCCCTGGTCGCGGCTCGCCCAGCTCGCCTACGACGCCTCCGCGCAGGTCGCCAACGTGACCTTGGTGCTGCTGAACGGCGGCACCGCCGACCTGGCACCGCCGGCCTCCGGCGTGGTCAAGGCCACCTCGGTCACGGTCAACTGAGATGATCGGCGACTCCCCCGACATGCTGGCGCGGCTGAAGGCCGTGCTGCCGTCGCGTTGGTTCCCCGACGCCACGCCAGTACTTGACGGCATGCTGACCGGGCTGGCCAGCGCCTGGGCCTGGGCTTACGGCCTGCTCGCCGCGGTGCGGCTGGCGGCGCGCATCGGCACCGCCACCGGCGGCTTCCTCGACATGATCGCGCTGGATTTCTTCGGCTCCCGCATCACCCGGCGCGTCGACCAGGGCGACGCTTCCTTCCGCACCCGCATCGAGGCCGAATTGCTGCGCGAGCGCGGCACCCGCGGCGCGGTGATCAGCGTATTGCAGGACCTCACCGGCCGCACCCCGGTGGTGTTCGAGCCGATGCGCCCGGATGACACCGGCGCCTGGGGCATGGCGCTGGGATACGGCGCCGCCGGCGGCTGGGGCAGCCTGCTGCTGCCGTTCCAGTGCTTCGTCACCGCCTATCGCGCGCAGGGCGCCGGCATCCCCGCGGTCGCGGGATGGGGCTCGGGTGCCGGTGGGTGGGGCGGCGGCGCCATCGAATACGCCAGCCTCGCCATGCTGCAAGGCCAGATCACCGACGCCGACATCGACGCCGCGATCGCGGGCGTCATGCCGGTGGCCGCGATCGCCTGGACCCGGATTTCCGACTGACCGCGGCGATAGGAAGAAAAATGGATCGCAACATCGTCTATCCCGGCGCCATCCCGCTGGACACCGACCTGCTCACCGTCAACCGCAACGCCATGCTGGCGATCGGCGCACTGGTCGGGGCGACGCTCGGCACCTCGACCGTGGTGGACGGCCTGGCCGTCGCGCCCACCGTCCCCGCGACGCTGTCGGTGCAGGTCGCCCCGGGCAGCATCACCGACCTCACCGTCGTCGATCAGAACGCCTACGGTTCGCTGCCGGCCGATGTGATCGATCCGCTGATGAAGATGGGCATCAATGTCGGAGAAACGCTGCTGGCGTTCACCGCGCCGACCGCGTCGGGCCAATCGATCAACTACCTGATCGAGGCGACCTTCCAGGAATCCGACATCAACCCGGTGGTGATGCCGTACTATAACGCCGCCAATCCGGCCGCGCCCTATCTCGGCCCGGGCAATTCCGGCGCCGCGCAGAACACCGCGCGGGTGCAGCGGGTGGAGCTCGCCGCCAAGGCCGGCGCGGCCGCCACCACGGGCACGCAGGTGACGCCGGCGGTGGATGCCGGCTGGGTCCCGCTTGCCGTGGTCACCGTCGCTTACGGCCAGACCCAGATCACCAGCGGCAGTATTTTCTCCGTTGCGTCCGCCAACACCATTCCGTTCAAACTGCCGGCGCTGCGGCCGGGTTTTTCGACGCTGCAGGCGTTCACCGCCTCCGGCACTTTCGTGGTGCCCAGCGGCGTCACCGTGGTGAAAACCACGGTGATCGGCGGCGGTGGCAGCGGCGGCACGCATGCCACGCTCCCGGCCGGCGGCGGCGGCGCGGGCGGGCGGGCGGTGGGGATCATCACCGGCCTGGTCGCCGGCACCGCGATCGCGGTCACCGTCGGCGCGGCCGGCGTGGCGCCGTCCACCTCAAGCCCGGCGGTCGGCGGCAGCGGCGGCAGTTCCAGCTTCGGTAGCTACGTCTCCGCCACCGGTGGCTCCGGCGGCGGCGGTGGCACCGCTTCGGTCACCCAGGGCGGCGGCCCCGGCGGCGTGGGCGCCGGCGGGCAGATCGATTACGGCGGCGGCTACGGCACCGACGCGATCACCGTCGCCGGCCGCGGCGGCGACGGCGGCGGCCCCGGCAACGGCCGCGGCACTACCGGCCTCATCCAGGGCATTGCCGCCACCGGCTATGGCGGCGGCGGCGGCGGCGGCGGCGCCAGCACCACCGGCGCCGAGGGCGGCAATGGCGGCTCCGGCCTCGTCATCGTGGAGTATTGAGACATGCACACCTACGCCCGCATCAGCGCCGGCGCCGTCGCCGAGTTGCTCTCGACCAACCAGGACATCACCCGGCTGTTCCATCCCTCGCTGCACTGGGTCGACGTTACCGGCCGCGAGGTCCAGCTCGGCTGGATCATGCAGCCCGGCGGCTTCGTCCCGCCGCCGCCCGGGCCCACGCCGCCACCGATGCCGCCGACGCTCGCCCAGTTGCACGCGCAACTCGCCGAGCTGACCGCGCGGGTCGCCACGCTGGCATCGCAGGCCACGCTGGCCCCCAAAGCCTGACCGCAGGAGCCCGCCGATGTCGACCACCACGCATGTCTGGCGCCCGTCCAGCTCCCGCCGCATCGTGCTCGACGGCTTCCTGCCGGTGCCGCGCGGCACGGTGCCGGCGCCGCCGCTGCTGCTGTCCTGGCCGGCCAAGGACCCCTCGGACGTGCTGGACTACCAGTTCAACGTCACCGACGCGCTGCTCGGCAACGAGGGCGACGCCATCGCCAGCATCACCGCCGCGGTCAGCCCGAGCGCGGCCGGGGACCTGGTGCTGAACAGCAGCGCCGCCGATGGCGCCACCGCGGTCTTCTGGTTCGCCGGCGGCCAGGCCGGCACGATCTACACGGTGCAGATCATCATCGTCACCACCAACGGCCGCACCATCGGCCGCTCGGTGCTGCTGCCGGTGCTGTCGCTGACCGGCGCGACGCCGCCAGCGACCGGGCTGCTCACCAACCTGGGCGCGATCGTCACCGACCAGAACGGCAACCCCATCCTGCTCGGGAGCTGACGCAGCAATGCCCACCATCGACGCGCTCACGCCGGCCACCGCCTCGGCCGACACCGACGAACTGCCGGTGAGCCAGGGTGGCAGCACCGTCAAGGTCACCCGCGCCCAGGTCGTGGCCGGGCTGCAGCCGCAGATCGGCCTCACCGCGGGACAGTTGCTCGGACGCAACAGCACCGGCGTCGGTGGGCCGGAGGCGGTGACGGTCGGCGCCAACCTTTCGCTCGCCGGCGGCACGCTGGCGGCGAACCCGCCGGCCTTCTCAGTTGCGGCAATCCCCGCCGGCGCGGCGCCGGGCGGCGGCGACCTGGTGCCGATCGGCCAGGCCGGCAGCACCGTCGCCGTCTCCTACACATCCTTCATGGGCGCCCTCGGCGGCGTGCCCGGCATCAACGGTTCCAACCTCGCGGTCACCGCCGCCGGCCTGGCGGCGTCGCGAAACCTCGGAAACCTGCTCGCCGACACCGTCACCGCCGAGGCGTTCGGCGCCAAGGGCGACGGCGTCACCGACGACAGCGCGGCGCTGGCCGCCGCCGTCGCCTCGGGCCAGCCGGTGCGGCTCGGGCCGAAGACCTACATCGTCAACGGCCAGTGGATTGTTGCCACCGCCGGCACCACGCTGATCGGCGCGCCGGGCCAGACCGTGCTGCGCCGCGCCACCCAGACCGGCAGCGGCGCCTGGATCGCCGTGCAGGCCGACCGGTTCCGCGCCGACGGCGTGATCTTCGACGCCAACAAGGCGGCGGTCGCGGTCGATAGCTGGGGCGTGCTGGTCACCGACCTCTGCTTCACCTCGGACTTTTTTCGGTGCGCCTTCCTCAACGCGGCCGGCCCGACATTGGGCAGCGGGCTGGTCATCCAGGCGTCCGACCCGACGATCTGCCAACACGTGGTGCGCGACTGCGAGTTCGGCGAAAATACCGTGCACGGCATCTGGGTCGAGGCCTGCGACGGCGTCGAGATCAGTGGCTGCCGCGCCCACGACAACGGCTCCTACGGCATCAACGTCGATTACAACGATGTCACCTTCGTGCAGAAGGCGCGGCTGGTGCAGGTGATCGGCAATCGCGCCTGGAACAATGTTCGCGGTATTGCCGTCGGCAACTATAATTCCACCAACGCCTCCCCGCCGGTGTGGGGCAATGCCAATCCCGACGCCATTGCGGTGCTGGTCGCCGGCAACACCTGTCACGATAATTCCGTCTATGGCATCGCGGTGTCCGGGCAGGCGCTGTCGGTCACCGGCAACATGCTGTGGAACAACGGCGTCGGCGGCAGCGGCGGCGCCGGCATTCTCGCCAACGTCTCGTATTCGCGCGTTAGTGAAAACATGATCAGCGGCGCCGCGATCTACGGCATCGACTGCGGCGGTTCGCTGGCGGCGGTGGTCAGCGGCAATTATGTGTCTGGCGCGGCGATCGGCATCAACTGCGGCGGCGGCACCAACGTGCGCGTCGACGGCAACGTGATGCAAGGCTGCACCACCTGGGCGATCGCCGCGAACAACGTCGAGACCGACGGCGCCGGCAACAATTTCAACATGTCCTGCAGCAATCTCGGCATCACCGGCAACTGGATTTCGATGCCCGGCGGCGGCGCCGGCGGCGTCGCGCTGATCGATGGGCCGCAGAACGTGCTGGTGGCGCGCAACGATTTCTTCAATCCGCTGGGCACCGCCGGC